CCGTCTGGTCTTACGCTGTTAGGGTCAAAGTAGACCGTGAACGGGTTATCAATGGCGTCAATGTAGATTTCTTGGTCAAACGAATCTTCGCTGACGTATTTGGTATTGACGCGCCAGTAGCCCCAACCCATGCGGACAGCGTAGTCAAAAGCGGTGTCGTAGGCGGTGTCGGCGTTGCTGTTAACCTCAATATGACGGGTGATACCTTCCAGCACCTGGGCAATCTTGTAATCCGCCAAGTTGTTAACAGGATGAACCTTGATGCGGGGGCGCTGCTGGCGCTGCTGATTGGTCACCTGGCGCACATAAGCATCAATCTTGTTGATGGTCAGGCACGGCCTTGCTTCAAGATTCCTGCTGTTTTGGATCTCCACCGGCCATTGATCGCCAGCTGCAAACCGTATGTCTTGCAGGGCTTCGCTACGATTGGTGCTGTCGCTGTCGTTCACCAGCTGCCAAAACTTGATGGCATCGTCAATACGTGGATCATTCATGGTTATTCCTCAATTCATCCAGCTGCCTGCGACTTCGGCAATGGCTTTTGGTTTGCGTTTGTGCGGTTCCCGAATCATAAGGCCAATATATCTAAAGGCGTCTGCCCCGTGGCTGTAGTGGTCGTGCAGTGGGTTTCTGCTGAACTGTCCAGTGTCTGGATCTACTTCATAGCGATAGTGGCGCAGACAGGCTAATCCATCAGCTGCGTGTTCTCGGTCAAAGTAGCAGTTAGGGAATATTGTTCTGGCTGCGTTGATGCTGTCCACTACGGGAACCCTCGGCAATATCTCTGTTTTGTACCCTGCCGCACGGACAATATCGTCAATGCTTCGGCCAGATGCTGCCAGTGTTTTATTCTCAGCGTCATGTGGTAGCCATACCTTGTCGTAGTGGTAGCCATAGGTCTGCATGGTTGCTAAGTAATAGCTGATAGTCTTTTGACTGTCCTCAATGTAGCGAATAAGCCTTGTTTCCATGCCTACAAACTGCAAGAACCATATAGCAGTGCTATCAGACCAACCCAAGTCAAAAACAGCGTGTACGGGCTTTGTGGCGTCAAATGGAACCCGGCAGATGCGTCCATCCTTTTCGGCCTGCTGCATTTCCTTGGCAAAGATAGCCCCATCTACTGTTTGGCGGCACAAACCTTCCCAAACCTGGTTATACGATTCTTCATCCCTTTGCTTGAGCGAATCCTTCTCCAACCGTAGCGTTTCAGGGAACCAAGGGTTATCTGACCAGTTCACCTTAATCTGGATGCAGTCATCAGGCGGCTTGACCACAAAGCGCTGGTAAGTCTCGTCTGTCTCAAGTTCGGGGTTAAAGCTAACCCAGATCTCGCTGCCTTCTTTGCGAATCGTTGGAATCAAGACGTTCCAGGATAGGCGGCTGACCGTGCTTCCTTCCTCTACCCAACAAATATCCACTCCCTCAAAACTTTTTATGTTGCTGATGTTGTTCTTTAGACCAGCAAATGCGAACTCAGTGCCGTTTGCGCCTCGGATGCTGGCCTGGGTGATCTCGTAGAAGCTGTGCAGGTTTAGCGCCTCTATCTGGTCGCACAGGAGCTTGTGTACGCTGTCTTTGATGCTGGTTTGATACTCACGGGCACAGAGTATGCGGATTGGCTCCTTGGCCCCTTTAATCAGTAGCGCTCGAGCAATGCCCCAAGACTTAGCACCGCCCCTACCGCCGTAGCAGACCTTGTACCGACTGCGTTGGAACAGGCTTTGCAGCTTGAGTGGAAACTCTGCTTTGACTTCACTCATTAGGCTTTACGAATGTGACCTGGATGCCTTGGAGCGCTTCACCGTCTTTGCCGGTTATCTCTTGCTTGACAGTCTCAGCCCATCGCAGCTGGGTCTTTGTCCACCAGATTAGTGCCGTGGTGTCGCCGCTGGTTGCCTTGTCAAACAGTGTCCGGGCTATCTGGCCATTTGCTTTGGCTTTGCCCAGGTCTAACTCAGTGCGGTAGTGCTTGCGGAGCGTCTTATCGTCTATCCCAACCAATATAGCTATCTGCTCATGCGGCAAGCCTAACCCGCTAGTGCTTTCAACCAGGCGTTGCTTTTCAAAGGTGACTTCATGCTCAATCATTTTATATAGGGGAAATGTGATTGCACTTGCTGCTCTTTAATTGTCGTTGACGTTTAGCTGGCTAAACTATACAATGTGAAAATGACACTATCGCCAATCGTCAACACAGACGTAAAAATTCCAGCCAAGATGCTTGAGGCGCTTACCTTGCATGAAATGCGGTGCGTTGTCACTGGCGTTGAGTCTGTTACGCAAGAGTCCGTTAAAGCATTCCTGCTTGAGCGATATGGGGCAAAGTTGGCAAACAATTTTAAACCTGAATTCTTGTTCAGTAGCCAAGCTGTCTAAGCATTTTTTCGGTAATCACGCCAGCGTAGGGCTTCATTGAGATTGATCTCATATCGGCGTCACTAGGCATCCTTGGGTCAGCAATGTTCCGTGCTTTGGCGTACTCAGGCAGCATTTCAAAGATGCTGGTGTCTTTGCTTACAGTGCCAATGCCTCGGCCTGGTACGCCACTTGGGTAAGCAGGATGGCCAGATTCTGTGATGATTGGCTTACCAGCATATATCTCACCGACATTCATAATGCCACCTTGACGGGCTTCTAACTGTGCTGGGTCTGATATTGCTAACCGTGCGCTTCCAATATTTAAACCGCCTTCATCACGAAATTTCTTGTCCATCTTGTCTTTGATGGCTTTACGGGTCAAATCTGGCATTTGCCTAAATTGATCAACGCTTGCGGGATTAGATACACCCGCCCAATCAGGGATGTATTGCTTTATCATTTTGTTTAATTGCTTTTTTTGCATCTTGCCCATAGACGCATCAGCATAGGCCAACATGGTTTCGCCTGTCATTTGGGCAAAATCACCACCAGTGGGAGCCATGCGATATGGCAAATACAACGGGTCTTGCCCTGTTGCAGCCTTAATTTCATCAGCGTATTTCATCAACGCTTTTGCTGGTTGCTTGCCAGATGCCCAAACTTGCCCAGGGTTGTTGAACATATAGTCCTGACCACCAAGCAACTCTACTGGCCTGTTGAACTGCACATCGTCAATTCCAACCAATTTGCCACCAGCTGCCGTGCGATCAGCCATGCTTGTGATAAATGGCCTGCCTTCAAAGTCTGCTAACGAAACTGTAGGCGCATTTGCCGCACCAGGATTCAATTGAACATCCCGAGTCATGGCCTGCATCCTGGCCTGCTCATTTACCCTCGGATCGTATCTTGGATCAAAAGCACCAAACCCGCTGCGGCCAGCTGGTGGTAGCGCATAGCTTTCTGCACCCCTGCTCATGCCTTGCAGCATCTCAGCGCCCATACCGCCACGTTCCATAATCTGCGGCACAGAACGCTCTGCAAGTCGTTCACCGGCTCGTCCTACAGCCATAGCGCCTGTCTTGGCAGGGCCAAAGAATGGCATCATTTGCAGTGCTGTGCCAAGCGGGAACCCTATCTCAGCGCCTGCTCTTGCTCTTGCGGTGTTTGGGTCTAATACGCTGCCCTGCTGGTCTGGTGCTGTTCCCATCAATCCAGACAGTGCGCCGTAAACCTCGGGTGCTTGTTGGCGCAGGTAAGGTTCTGCTGGACGCTGCAACATTTTTGCGCCCATGACACTGCGGTTGGGCAGAAACGTATTCAGGCGATTGTTAGCCATGATGTATATCCCTGCTGGCAGGCAGCATCTGACTGATAAGGTTTTGGCCAGGAAACATTAACTTGCAACGTGAAGAATTGAAAAGTTAATTTTTAAAGTGTCAGTGTATGCGTTGCTTGATACATTATCTAAATTGATTGTAAATGCACCATTGGTCACCGTTACCACAGCAATAAGGTAAGCAAACGTAGCGGTAGCACCAGATGCAATATTGACAATAACAGTATCCAACGCAGACACTTGGCTATTATTCACAACAAACGCAACCTTAGCATTTGGGGCCATTTGCGCGTTGGTGGTTGTAATAGTGCCAGCAGTTTTGTTGATTGTTACTGCTGACGCTTTGTTTCCAGTCTGGGTCACTGTGCCATAAGCGGTGTTTGCGTAACCAAGTTGTTGCACAGCATAAACCGTATTTGCGCTAACAGTGTCCGCGCCAATGATGTCTTGATCACGATATGCAACACCAATTGCTATTGAATTAGACATATTTTTTAATCAACACAAGTGATTGAATCTGGTTTGTCTAATTGCGCCAACCAGTACCCGCAATCTTGGATTGCTCCAATAACAGCGTTTAACTCAGATCGCAGTTCTTGTTCTTTTTTAACAAGTTCTGCAACCCGAATGTTAATGGCTTCTTTGTTAACAACCATTATGCTGCAATTGCAACAGTTGAATACAACGGCAGATAACGGACACCATCAGGTGTAACAACTTTGATTACCTGAACAGGGCGAGCCGTTGAACCAGTAGTTGTGTCAGCCAGCAGCTTGCCAGTTCCCTTAGTCACACCAGCCAGGTTAAACAACGTTCCGCTAGTGTCAAACGTTGCCTTGTCAGCACCATAAGAACTCAAGTAAAAAAACGATGTGTTGGTGCCAGTGACAGCGCCAGTAGGCATCCCAATCTCACACTCCATTGCAGCGTAGGTGCCTTGGGTGCAAGCCGCAGACATAACAATCTCGCCAACCGTGCCTGATGCCAGGCCAGTGACACGACCAGAAGCGCCAAACGCTAGATAGCCGTACAGAGCCGTTAGGTAAGCACCAGCAACTACATTAACGTTTTCAACGGCTTTAATTGAAAAGCCCACGCCACCAGCCGCAGAAAGCGTTTCAGTTGCAACGAAAGCAGAGGCGTCCACGCTGCCGGTATTTGCACTGGTTGAAGTAATGCTGGCTGCAGGGCCATTAGTGCTTGCGCCACTAACCGACAAAGACACAAATTCAGGGTCAGCGTATGCGACACCAGTTGCGATTGAGTTGGACATGATGTTTCCTTTTTAACAGTTCCAGTTTTTGAGAGATGCCTTTGCCCGTTCTGCTGGGCCTTTGGCGTTTTGAACCACCCCTTCCATCCTTGCACAAAAGCTGGCTTTGCGGCCTGCATCTGCTTTGGTCTTAGGGTTAGGGGCTGGTGGTTTCAGATTTGAGTTGTTTGCTGCGTTGTAAGCTGCACGGCCAGCCGCTGTCATACCAGCGCCCTTTTCTACGGGGTTGTAGTTCTTGCCTTTACCTGTCGTGGTGTGGGCAATAGGTTTGTCGTGTTTTGCCATTATTTCTTAGCGGTTTTGGCACTGGCCTTGAACGCCGCGGCAGTAGGTGCGCCCTTGGCGCCTGGTGACCTCATGCGCTCCGGTGTCTTGCCAGCATCTTTTTGGCGCTCAATGCGCTCCTGCTTGGCGTGAATGTTGGCATACAGCCCTGGTTTAGTCGCCATCTTCAAACTCCACTACCGCACAAATGTCGGCTTCTTGAATAATTTGGTAATCCTGGCCATTTTCTGTCTGAGTCGGCCAGTTCAGATAGTCGCCGTTGCCGTACTTGATAAAATCACCAACCGCCACATCCGTCACCAGTGGGCCTACGGCCACCACAGTGCCTTCGTTGAAGGGTTCCTTGTTGTCAATGTAGATCAGGTCGCTTAACTTGCGCACTTGGGGCTTTACAACAACACGGTCACGCAGGGGTTTGAACATTTTTACGCTCGTACTTTCGTTTGATTCGTGCAACAACTTGCGGTTTGCTGGTGTCGGTCATTATGTCGTAGACAGGCACTTCTGCAACTTTTCTGTCTTCAATTGCAGCAAATTGACCGCACCAATCATTTCGGTGTTTGTTTTGAGTCATTGGATACAACCGACAGACGCCCATGATGGCCTGGTCTTGGAAGTATTTGCACCCAGAACAATTCATTGGCTGCTCTTGCGCCCGTGGTCGTAGCAGCTGCCGCCGTTGGATTTGCCGCCGCTGTAGTTCATTGGCGCAGGCGCTTTGGCCTTCATCATTGGCTGCATTGGTGCTTTTTCAGCCTTTTTCGGCTCCATCTTTTCCATCTTTTCCATTTTGCTATCCATGTTTACTCCAAAAAGCGCAGTCGGTACAGAGTAGAGTTAATGAGTTCTGCGATTTCATCAACAATGTTTTGCAATTCTGTGTCTTCAGGCAATGACACTCGTGCCTCGGTTACAAACGCCTGGATGCCTTGCAGATAAGCAATCGGGTCAGTGGCGCTATGGAATTCTTCTGGGTATTTTTTAATCTTCTCGTACTTGCCCTGGAAGTTTTCAGCAAACTTGTCGGTCAGTTCAACAATCTGCGGGTAATACTTGCCCAGCGCCTTGTGCTTGCTGTAGCTGTCGGTACTCAAGTGGAGTAGATGCGTCACCGTGCTGCTGTGGAACAGCTGGGCAATGAACTCGGCAATATCGTCAATGTTCATAAGTGTCCAAAAAACGGGGACTAGCTAGGGGTATCGTCAATATAACACTTCTTTTGTCTTTTCATGCGCTGCTTGCCACATTGCTTGGCGTTCTTCTTTTGTCAATGTGTGGCCCTGGTCAACTTCCCAATGACACGTTTGGCATAACGCGGCCACGAGGTTGTCATCAGCTTTGATGCCTCGTCCCTTTCCGCCGCCCCAGTTGCTGTGCGCTGCCTGCACCATTTCACCGCTGCCGCAGTGCTGGCAATCAAGCTGCGCCACCCGTTTTAGCAAGGCTTTGTCGCGGACATAAGCGTGTTTAGGAAACATTGATGCCCTTATCTGCGGCCCAAGCGTTGAGGAATTCTATGAACTCGCTGCTCTCCGCTGTCGTGAATTTGTGGCTTTGCAGGCCAAGCTGGACGATTCTTTCGCCATCCAGACTCGGGCAGACCTTGCCAATCTTGCGGTTTGTGTCGTGCGCCCACTGGTCAATCAATAATCTTTTCCAATCGTCCGCTGTCCAAGTGCTTCCGGCCACACGCATTGCTTTGTTGATTTTGTCGATCAGACTATGGAACATTGCATTCTGTTCTGTACTTCGTTTGCTTTG